GCTGGTCTGGCCGGGCAGTTGTCCAGCGGCCTGGGCACCGCCTTGGCGCGCATGCCGTTTGATGCCGCAGCCGGCGCGGCCAATTTACTCAATGGCAGCATCAACTTTTTGTCGGGCGGGTTCATTGACTTGCGCACCAACGTCAATTTGCTGCCCGAAGCCTTTAACACCAACGCCCAAAGCGCGGCTGCCCTGGGTGGCAAGCTGGCTGCGGCTGAGACCGATTTGGCCCGCCTGCAGCGCCAAATGTCAGTCACCCCTGACAGCATTTACCTCAAGAGCGAAACCTACCAGGCCTTTTTGCTGGTGCAGCAGTTGCGCGCCGCCAAAGACGCCCAAGACCGCCTGAGCAAGTCTACCCCCGAGAGCGCCATACAAGCCGGCATGCGCGCCAACGGCGAGGCCCGCACCGCCTGGACCGCCCAAAACGCCCTTGACAAAGCCAGCCTCGACAAAATCCGCAACAAGCAAAGCGGCGTGCCCGACACCTATGTGAAAGAAATGGCCGAGATCATTCGCCTCAACCAGGCGGGCATTTTGACCGGCAAAGAGTACACCGCTGTGCTGGCGCAGCAGCAGGCGCTGCTGACCAAAAAAACCGGTGGCGGTGGCGGTGGTGCCAGCCGTGCCAAAGTGGCCGACGAATCTGCCAAAGGCGTGGCCCTGTACAACGACCTGCTGGCCAAGAGTGGCGGGTTTACCGGGGACTATGCCGAGCAACTGCAGTCCCTCAGCGTGGCTGCTGGCCGGGGCGCTCTGAGTGTGGAGCAAGTGGCCCGCGCGGTGGCGCTCATCAACGCTCAGCAGCCCGGCGCCCTGGCCATGGTCAAGGCCGAAGAGGCGGCGGCAGAAGCGGCCTTCAAAACCATTGAGGCCAATGACAAGATCACCAACTCTTACCTGGACGCCAAAGCCTCCGCGCAGGCCTACATTGACACCATCACCCGGCAAAACGCCCGCGAGGTGTCTGGCATGGGCCGGGGCACCAAGTACCGGGCCGAGCAAGCGGGCATCAGCGCCATTGAAGACAAGCAAACCACCCAGCGCCAGGCGCTGGACGGCGACCTGCGCAACAACAAAATAGACCGCGCCCAGTACGACCAGTACCTGGGTGTGGTGAACGAAACCTACACCCAAGAGGTGGCGCTGTACCGCCAGCGCACCGCCGACATGACCCGCCTGCAAGCCGACTGGTCTGTGGGCGCCAGCGAGGCCATGACCAACTACATGGTGGACGCGCAAGACGTGGCCAGCAAAGTGGGCAGTGCGATGAGCAGCGCTTTCAAAGGCATGGAAGACGCGCTGGTGGCCTTCATCACCACCGGCAAACTCAGTTTTACCGACATGGCCAACAGCATTGTGGCGGACATCACCCGCATCATCATTCAGCAGCAAATCATGGCGCCACTCATGGCGTCCATGGGTTTGGGCGGTGGGGGTGGCGGGGCCGGTGGTTTTGTGAGCAGCATTGTGGGATCGTTGTTTGGTGCGCCCCCCGGGCGAGCCAATGGCGGTCCGGTGTCGCGCGGCGCCTTGTACGAGGTGAATGAGCGCGGCCCCGAGGTGCTGAACGTGGGCAGCCGCCAGTTTTTGATGATGGGCAACCAAGGCGGCACCGTCACGCCCAGCGCGGCGCCCGCGGCTGCCAGCAACAGCATGTCGGTCACCAACCACTTCACCATCAGCGGCCCGGTAGACCGGCGCACGCAAATGCAAATTTCTGCGGCTGCAGCGTCAGGCGCGCAGCGCGCCATGCACAGGAACAATTGATATGGCTGGCTTCATGGAGTCCCCCCGCTTCCCGGATGACATTGCCTATGGCGTTGTGTTTGGGCCTGAGTTTGTGACCGTGATTGTGGGCAACAGCGCGGGCTATGAGTCGCGCAACCGGGTGCGCCAGCGCGCCTTGTGCCGTGGCGACTGTGCCCAGTCGGTCAAAAGCCAGGCGCAGCTTTCAACGCTGGTGGCGTTTTTTCGCTCCGTGGGCGGGCGGCACATTGGGTTTCGGTTCAAAGACTGGACTGACTACACCCTGACCACGGCTGAAAGCAGCCTAACGCTGGTGCCCGCCACCACCAACCAGTTTCAGTTGAACAAGGTGTACCAGGCGGCCGTGGGCTTTTCTGAGGTGCGGCCCCTGCGCAAGCCGCGTGCGGGCACGCTGGTGCTGCGCGACCTGGGCGTGGTGGTGGCGCCCGGCACGGGTGCGGGCCAGTGGGTGCTGAACGAGGCCACGGGCATTGTCACTATCGGCGCGGGCTTGACGCGCTTGGCCGCCAACCTGACCGCCTCTTGCGAGTTTGATGTGCCATGCCGCTTTGACACCGACACCCTGGCTGCCACAGTAGACACCGCCCGCGTCTACAGCTGGGGGCAAATCCCCATCATGGAGATCCCCAACCCATGAAAACCCTCCCCACCGCCCTGGCTGCGCACTACGCATCCGGCACCACCACGCTGGCCGACCTGCTCAAAATCACCCGCAAAGACGGACAGGTGTTCGCCTTCACATCCGCCAGCACCGATGTCACGATCAGCGGCCAGCTTTACACCAGTGCGCAGGGTCTCGACATCTCCAGCCTCGAAGTGACCGCAGGCTTGGCCGTGGACAACTTGGAGCTAACCACGCTAGACGATGGCACCATCTTCTCGCGGGTAGAAGTGCTGGCCGGGGTCTGGCGCAATGCCGACTTCATCATCAGCCGCTACAACTGGGCCAACCCGGCAGACGGCATCGAAGTGCGCATGGTCGGCACCGTGGGCGAGGTGCACCTCAAGCGCGGCAGCATCACCGCCGAGCTGCGCGGGCTGCAGCAGTATTTGCAGCAGCCCATTGGCAGCGTCACCAGTAAGACCTGCCGCGCGCGGCTGGGCGACAGCCTGTGCCGCGTGGTGCTGACTGGCTACACCGTCACCGGCAGCGTCACCGCCTCCGCAAGTCAACAGGTTTTCACCGACAGCAGCAAGGCGCAGGCCGCAGACTACTTTGCCGAGGGCATTGTTACCTTCACCAGCGGCGTGAATAACGGCCTGTCGCAAAAGGTCAAAACCTTCACGGGGGGCGTGTTCACCTTGGCGCTGCCCATGCTGCAAACCATTGCCACCGGCACCACCTACACCGTCGTGGCCGGGTGCCGCAAGCGCCTAGAGGACTGTTCGGGCAAGTTCAACAACGTCATCAACTTTCAGGGTGAACCGCACCTGCCGGGTGTAGATCAAATCACGGCTCCCGTATGACGCCTCGCGAATTCCATCCTGCTGCGGCCTTTTCAGTGGCTTGTGCAGCCGTTAGGCCCCATTCAGAAAACACGGGGCCTTGCGCTTCGCACTTTCCGCACTTAACAAATTTGAAGGGCAGCGGGTTTTGTGAGCGGTCATCACCCGAAGCGTGTTTTGCTTTGCCGCCACAAAACGGGCATGGCAAAAGGCTTTCTAAGTCAGCGGCCATAGGTCAATCCTTTTTGATTTCTAACCCTGATCTTAAATGACCATGCGCAAAAACATCGTTAGTGCAGCCCGCGAGTGGATCGACACACCTTTCCACCACCAGGCCAGGCTCAAAGGCGTTGGCGTGGACTGCGTGGGCTTGGTCATTGGCGTGGCCCGTGAACTGGCACTGGTGTCGCAAGACTTGGACGTGCTTGGCTACCCGCGCACGCCCGACGGCACCAGCCTCATGCAGACCATGCGCCAACACATGACCGAGATTGATCGCGCCGCCATGCAGCCGGGTGACGTGATTGTGGTCAGCTTTGACAAAGACCCGCAGCACCTCGCAATTCTGGGCGACTACCGTCACGGTGGCCTGTCCATCATCCACGCCGCTGGCAACACCGGGCGCGTGATTGAAACACGTCTCATGTTCAGCAGCGCAATGACATTTGTTGCAGCCTTCGCGCTGCCGGGGGTTAATTAATGGCACAACTTGTCGTAGCCGCAGCAGGCGCAGCACTAGGCGGCTTTATTGCCCCCGGCATCGTCGCCTTTGGCATGACCGGGGCAAGCATTGGCTGGATGGCGGGCAGCATGATCGGCAGCGCCTTTGCCCCCACGCAAAAAAGCAGCGGCCCGCAACTGTCAGACCTGAGTGTCAGCACCAGCGCCTATGGCACGCCCATCCCCTACGTGCAAGGCCACCCCCGTATCGCGGGGCAAATCGTCTGGGCCAGCACCAAGCGAGAGATTGCCACCACCACCGAGCAGGGAAAGGGCGGTGGTGGGGCTGAGTACACCAGTTACACCTATGAGGTGGACTTGCTGATCTTGTTGACGGACAACGAGATTGCCGGCGTGCCGCGTGTCTGGAGCAACGGCGAGTTGGTTTACAACATCTTGATTGACGCCGACACGGACACCGTGCAAACCAGTGTCAACAACGGCGGCTGGGCGCGAATGACGGTTTATACGGGTTCGCCCGCACAGTTACCGGACCCCGACTATGAGGCAGCAGTCGGCACAGCCAATGCGCCAGCTTATCGTGGTTCC